GCGTCAGTCGCCGCAGCGGTCCACGATGCCCACCCATACGTCAGCAAGACCGATCTCGCCGTCGAACTCCTCGCTTACGAGGCTCCACAACCCCAGGAACAGAATGCCGCGATGAAGCGGGGCACCACACTCGAAGCACCAATCCGAGGGTGGGCCGCCGAACTGCTCGGTGTCACCCTCGTTGAACCGGAAGTACTGTTCTGTCACGACGAACCAGGCGTCAGGCTCATCGCCACCCTCGATTCGCAGGATGAAACTGGTCGCGTCTATGAACAGAAAACCTACAACAAACTGTGGCGCGGCGAACTCCTGCCGTACTGGTATTGGCAGGGCGTACAACAAGCCATCTGCGCCGACGTATCAGAGATCACGTGGATCATCTTCGATTCGAGCCTCGACCTCCACTTCCATGTGCAGAAGGTGTCGAGCGACGAGAAACAAGTCCACATCGAGGCGGTACGCCGTTTCCTCGCCCAAATCGACATGGGGATGATGCCCGACGACACGGTGCTGGAATACCGGCACGCCGCCGAGTTGTACCCGAAAGCGCAGGGTGGGGTGGACAACACGCGCGAACTCGGCATGGATGCCCTCGTGCTCGTCGAGCGTCTGCTGTTGGCAAAGGAGCAGTTGGCGAACGCGGAGGCCGCCGAGTCGCTGGCGAAAGCCGAGTTGTGCGACATGTTGAAAGACTCCGAGTACGGCACCATCCAGGACGAGTTGGTGTGTACGTGGAAGAACGGGTCGCGTACCTCGTTCGACCAGAAACGGTTTGAGAAAGAGCATCCGGCGTTGGCGGAGAAGTACCGCAAGACGACCGAGTTCCGCACGTTCAGACTCGTCAAACAGAAGTAGCCATGCCACGAAAGAACAGGGGCTTCGGCATGATGCCCAAACCACGAGACAGGTCGGGCAACCCGTTGCCGACGCCGCGCCCGACGCACGCCAAGTCATCATTCAAACAAAACCAACGAAAGGAAACCCAATGAGATTCAACCTTGACAACTACGAGACGGTGGAATCCCGCCTCGCAAAGTTCTGGGAACAGTACCCGAACGGCAGGATCGCCACGACGGTGTTCCACTACGACGACAACAAGGTGGTGTTCCGTGCCGAGGTGTACGTCGATGCCGCCGACCAGCATCCGAAAGCGACGGGCTATGCCGAAGAGTTGCGTGACGCGTCGCCGGTGAACCGCACGTCGCACGTGGAGAACGCAGAGACGAGCGCCATCGGGCGTGCGTTGGCGAACTTCGTGTTCCAATCGAAGACCGCCCCTCGGCCTTCGCGTGAGGAGATGAGCAAAGTCGCCAGGGCTGAGCAGCCGAAACCTGCGGTGGTGTCGCAGGAGGATTTCGTCACCAAGTTCAAGGCGGCGTGCGCCAAGAAAGGTGTTGACCCTGAGGCGGTCGCCAAGACTGCGGGCGTGAACCTCGCCGAGTTGACGGATGCGGACGCCCCGAAGTTGCGTGACGCGTTCAAGCAGGTGTCGGCCATCGTCGAGAAGTCCGAGCCTGTCAAGGCGGAGTCGTTCGTCGAGCAAGTGCAGCAGGTGTTCCCGACCGCCGAAAAGGTGGAGGTGACGCCGCAAATCAAGGACCCTGATTCACCGGCAACGAAGTCGCAGGTCGGCAAGATTCGTGCGATGCTGTCCGGCAAGGGCGTGTTGTCGTACAACGACAAGTTGGAGAAAGCACAGGAGTTGTTGAACCTGCCCGGGTTGAAGCACTTTGAGTCGTTGACGAAAGGGCAGGCGAACGTCCTCATCACGATGATCGAGGGGATGAAGTGAGGATTTCTCGCTTTCTGTGGTTGTTCGTGCCATTCGCCGCACTTGCCATGCCAGCCAACGCATCCGCATGTACTTCGTGGTCGCAAGGCCCGTTGTCCTCGTCACCGCTCAACGTGACATTTACGCGCAGCGACATGGGGGATGCGGCATTCACGAGACTCACCACCCACCGAAACAACGGCGACTTCGTGATAGTGGGTAAGGCGGTGGCCAAACCACACGACTATTTCGGCAACTGCACCTACCCAGGGATCGGTTTCGGTGCGGCCAACTCGTCATCGCTCACGGTTTCCGTTTGGCATTCAAACGTGCTGTTGGCGAAAGCAATCGAAGGCATCTATGAGTTGACGGAAGTGCCACCACCAACCACCACAACTACGAGCACCACCACGACAACGACGTTGCCCCCCACCACAACCACGACGGTCGCGCCGACGACAACCACGACGGTTGCGCCCACCACGACCACATCAACCACGACAACATCAACCACAGTTGCGCCAACCACCACGACAGTTGCGCCAACCACCACGACAGTTGCGCCAACCACCACGACGGTTGCGACGACTACGCCGACAATCGTTCCGGCGACGACAACGACGGTGGCACAACCGCAAGTAGTGGTCGTCACCAAAGACAACACACCAGAAACGTTGCTAAGAATCGCAATCTCATGCGCCGACGATGCGCTGAATCGAAAAGGCGAGACACGAATCAAATCATTGGAACGTTGCGCATGGGTTCTTTCACAAATCGGCATCATCAGACAGAAGGAGGCGTCGGGTGGATGAACGCAAAGGGGAATGCCAGGGCAACCGCGACAAATGTTCCGTGGACCGATGCCCGCTGTTTGGCACTTTGGGAAGAGCAGACCGCCGTGGCATACGCCGAGTTAGAGGGTGTGCCGATCCTGCCGCTCGCGGTCGCCGAAATCGGACTAAGGGGGATGCGAAAGCGCGTCGCGCCCGTAAGAAGTTGGGGTTGGGCGGTCACCTTACACGTCACGAAGAGAACTGGGGTGGTGCTTTTCGTACCGAAATCAAAGCAGGCTTGCAGGTCGGTCCGATTGCTACCCGTTTCCAGGCCGCTAAAACCCAGTCTGATGCGGCGAAGGCGTTGGGCGACATTCGACCGTTCATAATGGTGGCGATGCCGGACGGTTCGACCGATGGGATAGTGTTGATGTCGTTGTCCGAGTTCAGCGAAGTCGTCTCCTTGCTCACGAACCCCTAACCGAAAGGAATCGTCATGGAATGGATACCGAGGCTCTTTGCCGTACTCTCCGCCACCTTCGCCCTCATCGCTTTGGAAGCCCGCCCTGAAACCACCCCCACCCAACCCCCCACCCCCACCACAACGACGCTCTACGAGCCTCCTAGACCCCTCTCCGTGGCTCCTACCACCACCCTCCCCACCCCACCGGAAGCCTACTGCCCCCAATGGTGGCCGTTGGCAAGAGAAGTCGGGTGGGCAGAAGCCGACCTGCCGACCCTCGACAAGGTGCTGTGGAAAGAATCCAACTGCCTGCCCCACGTCCACAACACCACCCTCAACAAAGACGGCTCCACAGACATCGGCCTCACCCAAATCAACGACCGATCATGGTGCCTGCCAACCCGCTGGTATCCGAACGGATACTTGCAAACCGTCGGCGTACTCACTACTGTCGGATGCGAACAACTGTTCGACCCCTACACCAACCTGACAGCAGCGAAAGCACTCCATGACTACTCGAAAGAACACAACGGGAACGGGTGGCAACCGTGGAGGCTATGACTACGTGCAACTGTTGAGCGACTTCGATTTGGTGTTGAAAAAGTTTGATTGGATGGACGACGCCGCCTGCCGAGGACTGTCGAGCGTCAACTTCTTCCCCGAAGAAACGTACAACGTGGATGCACCGAAAGCGATGGCCGTCTGCAAACAATGCCCCGTACGGGAAGACTGTCTGGATTTCGCTGTGCAGAACAACGTCAAGTACGGGATTTGGGGCGGTCTGAATCCGGTGCAACGTCGACGATACTTGCGTCACGGCTTTGAAACGGCTACGGTGGAACCGTGAACGACAACCAAAGCATCTTCTACGAAGCGTGGATCACCGACCTGCAACGCGACCTCGACTCGTTGCGTGAAGACAAGCGAGAACTCCTGCGAAAAGTTGCCCAACTGGAACAACTCGTCGCAGAGTACGGCAACAAACTACACAACCTGATACAACAAAGAGGAGATGAATAATGTCAGCGACATGGTACAAACTGAAATCCGGTGCGTGGGGTGTCAAAATCAGGCACGACGGCAAACCAGGCGAATCGGTCGTCGTCACCAACAAGAAAGGCGAAGAGAAACTCGTCTTCCTCGTCGCCCGCGCAGCCAAGTTCGACGACGCCCAACTGTGGGAAGTCACCACCGACGAACCCGAAACCGCACCGACCCAAAAGACGTTGGACGAAGAACCGTTCTGACCGATGTTCGTCAAACAACACCGACTACCGTACGCACCACTCGCACGCTTCGTCGACGAGAACACCGCCACCATGCGCCAAGTAGCCGACGCAATCGGCGTCACCCGACGCACCGTAGAACTGTGGAACAGTGATGGCGGCGTCCCGGAACAAGCGGCAGACAAAGCAGCAATCCGTCTCGGCGTCCACCCCTCCGCCATTTGGGGTGACGACTGGTTCAGGCTTGCCGAACTCGTGTGACCACTGTGGCAC